GCTCAAGAGTCTAATTTTGAACAGTTAGACCCATTTCAACAGGACGCAGTTGCTAAAGCATTGGGTAAATCTTCAGGTGAAATAGCTACAATGTTGCAGGCAGATAGGGAACGGGTAAACATAATGCGGGCTATGACGGTGGAACAGAGAAGACAATATGATGAAATGACCAAAGCTAATAAATCAAAAGTAAAAGATTATGCAGAACTGGCTCGTAAAGAATTAGAAAGTATTAGTAATCAAAAAGCAACAGCTGCAATATCTTTGGCTTGGCATTCTATTATTGCAAATATTTCTTCAGTAATTTTGCCTCATATAGCCAATGTATTGACAGGTATTGCTAAGATAGTTGGTACAGTTTCTAACGTGTTTACTTACTTAAACGAAAAAACACATGGAATTTCTTCTTGGTTGTTTATTGGATTAGGCGCCATATTTTCTATTATAAAAGCAGTATCGTCGTTAAATTCTATATTTTCATTTTTAGGAAAACCACTAATAACAATGGCAGGTACGATTGATAAAATAGGTAGTCTTTTATTTAAACCTGTTAGATGGACATATCAATTGTTTACACTGAGTTTAAAAATCATTGAATCGTTTGGTAGGTTAGGCGGAGTTATTTCCAGGAGTTTAGGATTTTTGGGACAAGGGGCGGCTAGAATATTTGGTTGGTTAAATCCTATTTCTAAAATAATAACGGCATTTTCTGTTGGATTTGGAATTGGTACTTTGTTGAATAAATTTAAGTTTGTCCAAGATGCCGCACAAACAATTTGGTTGGCTATATTTAAAATCGGAGATGGTATAAAGGAAGTTGGTGGTACAATACTAAATGCATTAAAGAAACCATTCGTAGATGCTTGGGTTTGGTTGAAAGGATTGTTTTTAGGAAACTCCCCATCAACGTTGGGTTTGATGATTGTTGATGGTATAGTGGCAGTTGAATCCATGTTAATGAAGGCATTAATATCTCCATTCCAAAAAGCGTGGGATTTAGTTAAATCGTTGCCTATAATTTCACATTTGTTTGGTAGTAAGAATGTTGGCGCCAAAATTTCTCCTGAAGCTAAAGCCGGAATAACTGTAGATAGACCGACGGGAGAATTAGAATCTAAGAAGGTTGCAACAAACAACATGACCGATGCCGCCTGCGGCATAAGCGATGAATTATCCAAAAAAATGGGAGCAATCGTAGATGCCATCAATTCGTTAAGGGATGATATGAAAAATGGAATGTTGAATGCTAACGTATACATTGATAGTCAAAAATTAGACTCGGCCGTTGGTAGAAGATTAGCATACACAGGTCAGTTGACATAATACTTATTAATATATGCCGAACACATCAACATCAGTAATTAAATTGACAAACTTCCCACCAAAGTTGCCAAATGTTCCGCCGGATTATTCAAATCTTCCTGCGCCTGGTAAATTACAGTCATTACTTATATCGAACCAAGGACATTTTTATCATCAATTTAGTCCATACACAAATTATAAAGATAGTATTTTGAGTGGCATTTTATCAGACCAACAACCATTTGTTTATTCATTCATAGATACAACTCAGAACTCAACATTTAATCAGTTACCAGCGGCGGTAAAAGGAATTGCTGATATTGCAAATATCAATCAAGATTCTATTAATGATATTGTAAGAGTTTCAAAGTTTTTAATTTCTTCGTGGGGTGTTCAGTTTTTGATTACTCAAGCAGCAATTCAAAGAACTGCTCCATTTGATGAAACTCGTATTTATAATCCGTTATCTCCTGTATTGGCAACCGTCCAACCACTTACGTTAGGTATAGGTAATTTACCAACAAGACATATTGAGGGTGGGTTGTTGGGATTAGCTAATTCAGTTACTTCAATTGTAGGAATAAATCTATCGAACGGATTTCAGACTCCAAAAAGTACTGTTGGTAGCGGCGCATTGCCGACTTCAAATTCAGGACAAGGAAAAGGATTAATTCGTGGTAGTGATGCTAATAATGCATTAGTATCTTTAAAATCAAGATGGATATCATCGCAAACATCAGGTGGAATAGGAGTTAGCGGACTGTTTTCGTCTATTGCATCTTCGTTTAAAGCTTTCTTTGGAAGTGCGCCTAAATCTCCTGGAACGTATAGGGCTGATGAACAAGCATCGGATTTAATGTACAATTCTAAAAATGTATATTTGGACAATAATGGTAATAATGTATTTTTATCTTGGTATCAACCTTGGTATAATAACAATACAGGAACAAGACCAAATTCAAGTTTGATGAAACTTTGGCCTATGCCTCAGTTGTTATCAAATAACATACTTTATCCACAGTTTCAATACACATCACTTACACAAAAGTCAACAAAAACTATTGGAAATGATTTGGGTAATAACATGTCAGTCGGTTATACCGATAACGTTAAGGGAGACAAATATACAGACGCAATATTTCCTGCAAAAAATCAACAATATACAAACTCTGATATTTTAGTAAATTTCGCCAATTACATCGACACAAAACAAAATTATGCCACAAAGTTGGCTGATGTAAATAACGAACAAGTTATTGAAATGAATAAACAACTGTCTTATGTTGTAAAAAGTATTAATCAATTTGGTAGTAACACATACAATGCTACATCCGCAGTATTATCGGGCTTATTGCCATCCGGATTGATGTCTGAAGGCGCAGATTTAGGGTATAATAAAATCAACAATATAAAAGATTTAAACCAAAACACAGGTCAGAACAGCGCAAGACAAGAATACAAATATGGTTCTCCTGGAGTTGTAAGTAAGACTGTTCCAAAAACCATTGATGATACGTTTAAAAAAGTAGATGGTACAAGTTTAAGAATGGCTACGACATTTAAATCTGATGGTATTAACATGTTGGGCATTCTTCCTAATAATCAAACAATCGATGATGTAAATGTATCATCTGTTTATACAAATTGGACAGAATGGAAACCTTACGACGACGATTTGATTGCATTCTTTTTTTATGATGTAGTTAACTCTAAATTCATTCCGTTTAGGGCAACGGTCAAAGGTATTTCAGAAGGTAATACTGCATTTTGGGATGAACTAAGATTCATCGGCCGTTCTGACCAATTATATTCATATAATGGGTTTAGTAGAACATTGTCATTTACTTTTAATGTGGTAATTAATAGTGTTAGAGAATTGTTACCATCATGGAAAAAAATAAACTATTTGGCCAGTTCGGTAAAACCTTCAAACTACACAACCGGACAAAATGTAAATCAGAAATTTAATCGGTTTATTGTTCCTCCAATGTTTATGTTGACCATAGGCGATTTATATAAATTTCAACCTATGGTTATTACCTCCATTAACGTAAATATTCCTGATGATGCTTCTTGGGAAACTTTAAATGAGAATAATTCAAAACAAGGTTGGAGTTATTTGAATGGGCTTATTACATCTCCAAATCTTGGTAAAAATTATGGTCAACTTCCAAGAGAAGCTGAAATTGCCGTGACATGTAATTTGCTTGAAAAAGAACGGGCAATTGTTGGTGGCTCTCATTTTGGTCATGAACCGAGAGTTGATGATTGGGAGTCTTCTAGTTCTGCGGATAGATTCTTGACATCAAACGACCCATATACATCATATTTACCAGCCCCAACAACATTACATCAAAATTTTGTTGAGTGGAATGCTCCTGGCTCACCAAATCCAAAAACTCCAATAACTAAAAATACTCAACCGGCCAATACTCCTACTATGGCAGAATTGATAGCTAAATCACAAACCAATCAAGATTCTATTGATGCTCAACAGAATAGTTTATTGCCTACATCAAAACCTACTACAACAGGAAACGATTATTCTTTACAATAAAATTGCATGAAAAGATACGATTCAACAAAAGTTATACAAAGGTGGGACGGTAAACGAGTATATAAAACTACTCAATATCCTGTTATAGAGCCACAATCAAGCGATGCTATTATTATATCAAATGATACTGATTATTTGGATAGTCTTGCATATACCTATTATGGCGACCCTACTTTGTGGTGGGTGATTGCATTAGCAAATAGTCTTGGTAAAGGGAGGTTAAGCGTCCCTCCTGGTTTACAATTAAGAATTCCGGCCAATATCAATGCTATAGTAGTTCAGTTTAATAATTTGAATAAATAAGATTTTTCTTACTTTTCTAAGATTTGAAACTATTTATTGATATATGAAAAATAAAAAGTGGTCAATACAAATATCTAAACCGGCAGCAGAAAAATTGAAAAAATTTTGTAAAAAACACGGATATACAATGTCCGGCCTGGTCGAGTGTCTTTTAGAAGAGTGTTATGAACAAAGAAAAGTGTTTCCAATTGCCGATAAAGAATTAGATGAAATTAATGAAGAACTGGATAAAGAGTGGTTGAAAGAACACGGTACACCAAGAGGATGAAAAATATGATGTGGAAGAAGAATTGTCCTAAATGTGGATGTGAACAAGTATATAGTTGTAAAAGTATTTTAACTTCTTCTATAAAGAAAAATACACGGTGTAATAAATGTCGTGGTATAGAAAATAGAAAATTTAAATCTGAAAAATTAGAACGAATTTGTTCATGTGGAAATTCTATGATATATAAATCATATCTTATTTATAAACGAGCAGTTAAAGGTAATTGGCAATGTAAAAAGTGCGCAACGAAACAATCTGCAAAAATGGTTGATAGGTCATATCAGAGAAAAAATGATTATATTAAACGGATGAGTAAAAAATTAAAGATGGCTTGGAGACAATCGAAAAATTATAATTCTGAATTACATAAAGAAAGATTAAGAGAAGCAAAATTAAATCAAATTAAAAGATTGGGAACTATTAATAATTATAATCCAAAGGCGTGTCTTTTTATCGACGATTTAAACGAAAAATTTGGATGGAATTTACAACATGCTTTGAATGGTGGAGAAATTGTTATTTCTGGTTATTCTTTAGATGGTTATGATAGCGAAAGAAATATTGTATTTGAATATGATGAATCTCGACATAATTCACCAAGTAAAAAACCGTTTGATTTAATAAGACAAAAACGGATAATAGATAAAATACATCCATCTATGTTTATTAGATATAATGAACGTTTTAATGTGTTGAATGATGTTATTATAAATAAGGAGATTTTATAAAATGCCCGCACCAATTATACCATGGCAAGTAAGTAACATTCCCGGAGAAATCCAGGCTGAATTAAATCGTCGAAAAACAAATAGAAGTTTTAAATATATCGGTGGTCAGACGGCTAATTGGGATAAAGCAGGGGATTGGAATACTTACAAAGGGCCAATGGTTTCTTGGATTCGACTATGTTCTAATAGCGCAGGTCATCCTAGAGTTCCTGTACAATTGGATAATAATGGGAGTCCAATCTGCGATAATCAACGGTTTGTTTTATATAGTGGAAAAGGGTTCTACGATACTTACGGATTTACTCCACCAAAAAACGTCGGAGGCGCAAATCAGCAAGTTATAGGATACACTCCTGGAGATTTTGAGAATGCAGATTTTGGAAAACCACACATAATTGAAAATTCTTTGAATGCTCCGGCAGGAGAGGTAGGAAATTATCCTATTCATGTACCATCTCCTGAAATTTCAAGATTAGAAGTTACTGTTCAAAAAGAGTTATTAAGACGTGTTCAAATAGAGTGGGTGTGTTTTTCTTGGAAACAATTGGTTTATATGACTCCGTATTTCCTTGTACCAGGAATTACATGTATGGTTGAGTGGGGATGGAATCATTACAATGTACAGTCGCTTGTAAATTTAGGTGATGTTTATAATATGCAAAATTTATGGGATAATGCATATCCGTTATATACTAATAATATTATAAAATCAAATGGAAATTATGATGTCGTATATGGTATCATTACAAATTTCAATTGGAGTATTGAAGGAAATAAGATTATTTGTACCACAGAAATTACTTCAAAAGACAGACTTTATACTGGTATTGCCAAAGATTATGGATTGTCAGTAAATGAAAAAGATGAAAGTAAGAGTGGAATATTTAAATCTATTAGAGACTTTTTAAAAGATGATAACGTAATAATTAATTTAAAAACTTTAGTCACGGCTGCGCCTGTTGTAGATTCTAAATCTTTAGGAATTACAAAAAACGATGCAAAGAACGGTATATGGTACGATATATTAAATCCACTTCTTACAACAGGAACTCCTGAACAAATTGGTATGAGACTACCATATGTGTTTGGCGTTTTTGCAGGAAGACCTTCTGGCCCAAATACAGTCAACGATTCATATACACATAATGAATTGTTTGGAACGCCAAAAGATGGCGATTTTGATAAGAAAATCAAAGATAATGACCCAAATAATTTTTGGATTAATATGGGAATGGTGGTAGCAATATTAAATCATTATTCTGCAATTCCAAGTGGAACTAAGAATGGTAAGAAATCGTTTGAAGTGGATATTCAAAACTCTGTGATTAGCGGTCATCCAAATATTATTTCTTGTGATTCGAGAGTATTAATACCAAACTATCAGGCTCCAAAATTTTTATATGGAAGTGTTGGGTTGATTGATAATGCTGACAACATTTCAACTCCAGACCCAAGTAGACCATATTCATATCAAGTTTTAAAACCAATTAATGTTGGAAGTAATTTGCAGAATGTTAGATTGAGAGACACATTGTATCAACCGGCTGGAAAAGGTCAAGGTAGCGGTTCTTGTTATCGTGATGATTTAGATGAAGTTATAAATTATAATAGATATAGATATGTAGAACTTACATCTAATGTAAAATATCCAATGTCATCGTTCAGTTTTCCATCACAGTTTAATTCTACAGAACCTTTGCCAGTGAGTACCAGAGGATTACAAGGAAATAAATTGGAAAAAGATTGGTCGGGATTATTGTCAAATATTTACGTTTCGTTTAGTGTTTTAAAAGATGCGGTGGAAGATGAAAACAATGCGTCATACCCTGATATTTACAAAGCTATTCTTCAAGTGTTGATGAATGCTAGCGATGGATTTTGGGATTTAGCTCTAGTTGAAGTTGATGGCGTATTAACTATAACAGATAAGAAATTTATTGGTAAATATGCATTGGATGAACAACAAGACTCTGTATATTCTTTCGATTACTCTGATGCTGACAGTATTATAAAGTCTTTGAAATTTAGACCAGTATTATCAGATGCTCAAGCTACGAGAACAATTTATGGGTCAACTAATAATAAGAACGCAAAATATCAATATATTGACAAAAATGATTTATTGGATTACATGTTCAGAGATGCAATTATCGGTACACAAGAAGATAAATCTCAATCTGATAACGATTTGAGTAAAAGACAAACTGCTAATGAACAAAAACGAGATTTGGTAAGAACAGTTCAAACTATAAATGCAAAGAGTGATGACGGTTCTTTACAGATGTCGTTAAATGCTTATCGTAGGTTTGACTCGCCGCCAGCAGGAACACCTAAAGATATGCCTGAAATTATAAAACTAGTTATGCCAAATCAACAATTGTTAAGATTGTTATTGGCTGATAATGACTATGACAATAATCCACGATATTGCGCAGTTCAGCCAGGTATTTTTCTTGAATTGACGTTACAAGGCATCGGCGGATTAAGAACGTTTCAATACTTTCTCGTTAGAAATTTACCTGAACCTTATAGTGATAGAAATATAATATTTCGTATTACAGATGTACATCAAACTCTTGAAGCTGGCAATTGGGAAACTACCATCCGAGCGCAACCATTACCATTGCGTGGTTACATTAAAAATAAGTTAAAAGGCCCATATATCAATAATCAGAATACGGTTAATGGTTGGCTTCCAGATTCGTTGTCACAAACGAATTGACATTTTGATTGTGGACGGTTATCATGTCCACGATGTTTGATAGTTATAAAAAGTTTATAGAAAGTTGTAGGTACGCTCCAATTGTATTGTGGGCAATACCTTCCGATAACTTTTTACATCCTTGTGTAACGGATGTTTCCTTGGTTTTTATAAAAAACACAATAGATAATACTACGTATTGTGTTTCTTTTAATCATCCTGATTTGGCTTCCACTATTGACAAAAAAACATTCATCGATGATTTAAATCAATTGACAGAAATTAAATGGGTATTTGATAAAAAAATATTTCTTCAATTGCTTCCTATAGATAATCTTTTAGATTTTAGTTTATGGAATCACCTTAAAAAAGGTGAAATCTTAGATGGAGAATTAATTCAAACAAATGCGCATAGATTTGTTTATCGAACAAAAAGAAATTGTGGGGATTTAAATAAAGTTATCCCTTTTTTAAAACATAAGGAAGTGTTTGAAAAAATGTGTAACATATTTTTCGATACGGATACGGACGTTGTAGATGGTGGTTATGAAAAAGAAAATTCGATTGTGATAGAAACTTTATCAGAATTGGAATCAAATGGAATTTATGTAAATAGAGATTGTTTTAAAAAACATTTTGACGCAAATATAAGTCCAATGGGATTAGTTTATAGTCAATATAACATCTATACAAGTACAGGACGTCCAAGTAATCATTTTGATAATGTGAATTATGCCGCTCTAAATAAAGATAATGGTGTAAGAAACTGTTTTGTGTCTAGGCATGGTGATAATGGTATAATGGTGTTGATAGACTATTCGGCATTTCATCCAAGAATAATTTGTAATCTTCTTAATTTTCCCATGCCCATAGATGAAGATATTTACAAATATTTAGGCAAGTTATATTTTCACAGAGAAGTGAATGAATATGATATGGATGAAATCAAAAGTATAACAATGAGACAATTGTACGGCGGGGTAGAAGAAAAGTATGAGGGAATTAAATATTTTAGTAATTTGAAAGATTTTATAAGTTTAAATTGGTCTGATTTTAAAAAGAACGGTTATATCAAAACTCCATTCTTTCAACGGATTATAACCAATAGACACTTAAAAGATGCAAATCCAAATAAATTGTTCAATTATATTTTACAAGCGACTGAAACAGAGGTTGCTATGTCATCTGTAAAATTGGTTAACCAATATTTGAGAGATAAAAGAACCAAGGCGGTGTTATATACATACGATTCTTTGTTGTTTGATTTTCATAAGGAAGATGGAAAAGATACTTTGGATATGCTAATGTATATAATGAAAATGGGTAATAAGTTACCAATCAAAGTTTACATGGGAGAGTCATATGGTTCAGTTATACAAATCTATCCCTGACTTTCAGTATTTTGGCAATATTTATACATAAGTAATCGTATGAATAAGAAATTATTGGATAAAATTGTAAACGATGTTTCGTTGGATGAACGTGTTAGCGACGGAATGTTTAATATTGAAGAGGATTCCCATATGGAGGCTCTTCGTGAATATCTTTCTAAAAAAGGTTTAGATGAGGCGTCTGTCCGTTCATTTTCAAATCGAGTTTTAGAAGGTAAATATCCTGAACGACAAGCTTATAATGCTAAAGGTATTTTAGTTACTTTTCCAACTCCTGAATATAAAGCAGAAGCTATTAAACGTGGTACACATTTTGAGAAAGACCCAACGAAAGGCCAATCTAATTTGTTTGCAGGCAACGATGCATCGGCCGCACCAAAAACTACTCCGCCTGCTGGTGAAAGTGATAAGAAAGAACCAGCTCCATCACAACCAAAAACAAGTTTACCAGTCTCACAGGCAAGTGACACACCAACCGATGGTGAGACGTCTGAACCACAGGTACAAGCTCAGACAACTGCGGCCCCACAACAAACGCCTGTATCCGTCCCGTCAGCAGAACCAGTGAAAGAACCTACGGAATTGCCTCTACCACAACCAAAATCGCCTAATGAAAAAGAAGCAGATAAGAATGCTATAAAAACCATGTTAAAAGGCGATGATTATATGTTGGAAGAAGTTTCTGAGTATATACGGTTTAATGCCCCTCACATAATGGAAAGAATAAAAGAGAAACTGAAATATGAATGATAAAAGACAACTGCTTTGCACGTTTTCTTCTACATCATCGTTTCAAAAAACAATAGAAGAGATAAAGAAATTTTATTCTGTCAATAACAATAAGTTTTTTGTATTCATTAATACGATTAATCCAAAGGAAGTATTTATCACATATAATATATTATGTGATGTGAGAGAATTTCCAAAATTTCAAAATACAATATCCATTCATAGAAAAAAGCAAACGAACACGCTTTATACTTTAAATGCTATGAATCAAATTATTAGAGATGAAAACGGCGGCTTGTTTGACAAAAAGTTTTCTGTCAATTGGATAATGTATAAAGACTCTCTAATCATCACTGGTACACCTTCAATTCGTGTCATCCCAATTAAAATTTTAGAAATAGTGAATTAATAATTCATTTTTATTCATTTGATGTATATGTATTCTGCGTAAATACACGTCATATGAAGCCAAAAAAATTAAAAGATAGAAGAGTCATCAATATTCAAAAATCGGATTACGATGCAATAAAAGAACATTGTGATAAAAACGCATTAGATTTGCCTAAGTGGATGGTTAAAAATTCATTAGAAAAAATCCACAAATTACCTCGTTCGGAAAAAACTCAAAAGATTTTGGATAAATTGAAATTTATCGTTTCGTATTACAATTTCAATAGACAAGTTGGACATACGTTTAGAATGTTGAATGGTGTACTATCTGATTCATATAAATATACATCTCCTATGGAAGACGGAGTTCAAAAAACGGACAAACCAAACAAATGTCTGATTCTAGCTCATAATACAACGTCAGCTGAATATATCAACGACTTGATTAAAAAATGTGGGAATACTACGAAGGATAATGTACGTGCAATATCGTTTACTGAAAATTCTTTAAGAGGTCATAGTTCACAGATATTAATTGACAATGCTTTATTGTTTGTATTATTTTCAGATTGTATAAATGCTATTGAAAATGATGCCTAAAAAATTAACAACTGAAGAATTTATTGATAAATCCCGTAAAATTTACGGCAATAAATATGATTACTCTAAAGTTGTTTATATTAGCAGCCGAAATAAAATTGAAATTATTTGCCCAATACATGGTTCATTTTATCAAACTCCAAACAATCATCTTCGTAATAGAGGTTGTTTTAAATGTAGTAAAATAAAAAAACTCACCCAACAAGAATTTATTGACAGAGCTAAAATAGTTCACAATGGATTTTATAATTATTCAAAAGTCAATTATATAAATCACAAAAATAAAGTCATAATTATTTGTCCCGTACATGGTGATTTTTTACAAAATACAAATCATCATTTAAGAGGTAATGGCTGTAATAAATGTTCGAGTTATATATCGAAGCCTGAAATAGAATTTTTAAATTATTTGAAAATTCCAGACACAGTCGAGAGTAGACAGGTTAAGATATTAGGACGGAATATAGATGGTTTTAATAAAAACACAAATACAGTTTATGAATTTTTGGGTGATTATTATCATGGCAATCCGTCAGTATATAAATGCCATGATTACAATCCTACGTGCAATAAAACTTTTGGAGAATTGTACAAAAATACAATAAAAAAATTGACTATTTTAAAGAAACATTATACTGTAAAATATATTTGGGAATCGGATTGGAAACGATTTAAATCTGGCATAGACACAATACCGAATATAGTGGAATTTTAAAAAAAATATTTCATTTTTTATAGGTTGATTTTTGATTGTTTTACCTGTAAGGTTCATACTTATTAGTAACAGGACAAGATTTAACATTGTAGTTAATGATTGACTTAAAACTAATTAAAAATTAAAGAAAGATTAAAAATTATGGCACTTAACATGGATAGAGTTCGTACTAAATTGGCTTCGTTTGACAAGAACAAAAAAGGCGGAAAGAAAGCTCCCACAGAAGCACAAGCAAAAATCAAACAATATATTTGGAAACCTGAACCAGGTAAACAGGTAATTCGTATTGTTCCTCATCAATATTCTCCAGATTTTCCATTTATTGAGTTGAAATGGCACTACGATTTCAACGGAGATAAGATTAGTTATCTAAGTCCGGCAAGTAAAAATAAGCCAGACCCAATCGTTGAATTGGCAAATCGACTTGAAAAGGTCAAAGAAACTTGGCTTAAAGGACGTAAGATGCAACCAAAACTTCGTACTTATGTTCCGATTATCGTTCGTGGTAAGGAAGAAGAGGGTGTTAAGTTTTGGGGATTTGGTGTTCAAGTTTATGAACAACTTATTGCCGCTCTCGATGAACCAGAATATGGCGATATTACGGATTTGGTAAACGGTCATGATATTCAGGTTGATTTTACTACAGCTGAAGATGCCAAGAAAGATTATCCTGAAACTAAGATTCTTATCAAGCCAAAAACCCGTCCTGTGGTTGACCCAGAACATCCAAAAGTTAGGGAAATTTTGGAACTCATTACACAGAAACAGCCTGACATTTTTGATATCTACACTGTAGCTACATATGATGATTTGGTCGCTGCTCTTGAAATCAAGATGGAAAACGAACGTAACGGTATTGTTGCTGGTTCTGCTCCAAGAGGCGCAGAAAGAACGGCATCACCAGCGCCATCGGTCACTACCCAACGTCAAGCGCCTGTCGAAGACGATGATGATAATGTTGTTCTTCCTACTGATGCTGAGGTTGAAGCTGCCACTACTCCCGTAGCCGTTGCTACCGTCGTTCCGGCAACGTCTCCAACTCTTCAGAAGGCAAAGAAAGCTGCTTCTGTTGCAGATTTTGAAGCTGCTTTCAAAAACATCTTCCCTGAAAAGAAGTAAGTTGAATAAATAAAAAATTACAAAATGGTGGTGGGATTATAAGTCTCATCACCATTCTTTTTAATATAAAAAATTGACATAATTACTATGTCAGTTAAACTTAAACAATAATATATGGCAAAAGGAAAATCTACACACGTCGAAGGTGAAGTTACTAAAGTTCAAAAAATTGAACGTAGTGAACTGGCTGAATTGGTTCATAAAGCATTAAATAAAGCTTCTTCGGATGGTAGTAAAGTTGCTTATTTTTTGGATGAAGAAGAAGACCCGTCTATGGTTACGGATTGGATTTCAACAGGGTCAACTCTTTTGGATTTGGCAATTTCAAATCGAAAAAATGGTGGACTGCCTGTTGGTAGAATTGTTGAACTAAGTTCACAAGAAGCCGCTGGCAAGAGTTTGATTTGTGCGCATATCTTAGCCGAAACCCAGAAAATGGGAGGTTATGGTGTACTTATCGATACTGAAAATGCTGCTGCTCCACAATTCTGGGAATCTATTGGTTTGAATATTAAAGATTTGGGTTACATTCCTCTTTACACGGTCGAATCAATTTTCGCTAAAATTGAAGAAGTAATTGGCATCGTAAGAAAACATGACAAG